TGTATGTATTATAAGGGATTTTTTATTACTTGTTTATTAGATGTTAAACTAATCTAAATGTAACAGAATGTAACAGCTATTGCATAGAATTATAATAATTGGTAATATTACATATGATTAATTATGATAATATATATTTATTAATTATTTTAATATTTATTATTTTTTATTTGGTTTTTAAATATATTTAATGTAATTTATCAGAGGTTAAGATAGTAAAAATATTATAAGCCTTTTTTTTAGGTGATAAATATGAAACAATCAATCTTAATTGAGTTTTTTGAAATATGATTTTTTAGCTTAGTAACATCTTAAGCAATGGAAAAGCAAAAACCGACTTATTGATTTATCAGTAAGTTCAAATGGAAGACTTGAAACATAGTAAAATGTATAAAGGGTTTACACACGGGAGCAACTTTTTTAGTGCCTTGATAAAGCACGGGAGCCATAGGCTCGGAAGAGTTCAGAAGATGAGAGTTCACAAAATAGACATAATTAACATTATGGACTTGGTGGAAAGCAAGACGGAAACATTAAAGATATATAGATTTATCAAATATATATGTGGGTTGATGCGAAAAGTTAAAAAGTATAGTTTTATCTAATAAATAAAATTAGTTAAATATTTATGTGGTAAATATGAGGGTAAAAACCTCGTGCAATTAATATTCTTTTCAAGTGAAATTCTTGATAAATTAACCTTGATAATATATAAGGTGTGAATTAACACAGCATAATAATTTAGAGGACTTTATAAAAACCTATGGAATTTATAAAAGTCTGTCAAAGTGTATAGATGAAGAAACCACCTCTAAAAGAACAAGAACAAATATAAATAAATTATTTTATATGGTGTTATAGAGTTCAAATCTCTACTTGTTCTCAAAACCTGGAAAAACAGCATCTTCGCAATGCTTATGACTTCGTGAGTGTTTTTGATGTTGTTAATCTAAGGTTATATAAGCAAAGCCCTGAGTAATACAAATTGTTGATGATATGTTAAAGAATATGAGATGTCTTTAATATTAGACTTTGGCTAATGCATTTAAATAAACTGCTCTTTAAACAACAAGGAGAAGCAATGCAAAAAGAAATAATAGATTGGCAAGTTAAAATGCAAGAAAGGAATAAAATTGAAGAGTTGGAAGATAAGATAATTCAATTAAATAAAATAGTCCTTGAAAAACAGCCTCTATGGAGTGAAAATGAACTTGTTAATCTTAAAGAAGAAAACAAGGAGCTTAAAAAGATAAATAAATTAAATGAAAATAAAATAAAACATTTAGAAGATTTAAATAATGTATCATTAATAAATGTTATTAAATGTAAAATATCTAAATTATTTAAATATAAATTAAATATAACTATTGAAAAACGATAAAAAGGAAGGAAATGGATAATAATAAGCAGATACAAGGTTCCGAGATGTTTTATTACTTCATAAATCATTTTGGTATGACACAAGACGAGGCATTATTTGAAATGGAAACTCACGGACAAGATATAAAATCAATAAAAAGAATGTTAATAAATAAAGAAAGGGAAGACAATGAAAAAGCAAACAAAAATACCTAAATCTTGTGAGGGTATGTTATTATATAACAATGGAGCAACCTGCTCTAATCCATTCACTGGACAAAAGGTAGAACTAAATAATGTAGAGTTATCTCTATACGATTTAATCAAGGGAGCAGAAGCAATGGGACAATGGAAGTTAGTGGAAGATATTGTGGATTGGTTCAAAAGAAATAATGCAAAAGCATATATGGTATTATTAGACTAATAAACAAAGAAAGGAATAAAATGTATTTATTCAAACCATTTAAAACACAAGAGGAGTGCGATAGAGCATTAGACAAACTATTGTCTCATTTCTCAAGTGACAGAGATAGAATAAAGATAGCAACATTTCTTGGGAGGATTGAAGTAACCAAGCAATATATAAAAGAGGGAGAAGTTAAATTAGAAGACTTACTCAAACTTAAACAAGAGAGAGAAGCAATAGAATACGAAACTCGTAAAGATATGTTTAAGGACAATCCTATAAATAAAGAGGAGTAATTATGTATCATTGGAGCAAGATGAGTGGTAAACTTGTTGGAATCCCTGCACTAAATACAGATACGACAAGCAATGAGTATTGTCAGAAGATGAAGGACACAGATACAATATGTGGAGAGTGTTACTCCTGGAACATGTTGCAGACATTTAGAAAGAATGCAGTGCCTTCATTTAAAAGAAACTCAAAGTTTTTAAGTGCAGAGGTTCATAATCCTAAATACTTACTACCTGTGAGCAGTATAGTAGCAAGGTTTAATGGACATGGAGAGCTAATAAATGAAGCCCACTTTATAAACATAATGAACATATGTAAAAATCAACCGAACACAACCTTTACATTATGGACTAAAAGGAAGGACATAGTCAATAAGGTATTAAGAACAAAAAAAATTCCGAGTAATCTAATAATGGTTTACTCAAATCCAGTAGTGGACACGATAATGACAGAAGTACCAAAACATTTTGACAAGGTGTTTAATAATGTTAGCAACGAGTCAAGCAAGGTAAATTGTAGAGGCAAGTGCATAGATTGTATGATGTGCTATACAATAGGAAACAAAACACAACAAATAGTAGAGGTAATGAAATGAACAAAAAAAAGAAAATAGCCATAACTATTGACGGAAGCGAAGTTTGGGTAAATGAGGGTGCTGATGTTTGGACAGATAAAGACTTAGAAGTAACCAACAATAACATAAAAAAAAGAAGAAAGGAAATAAATGAGTAACAAAAACAGACAAGATGAAATAATATCAGAGATTGCATCTTTGATACATCAAATAGATAATACAATAAATCTTAATAGAGTTATTGATGAAGTAAAACAGAGAAGAACATCATTAGGACAACAAATTAAATATAAACTTGTGCCTGGAGATAAAGTTCTTGTCAATGGAAACAAAGTAGGAAAAGAAGAAGGAACAATTGAAAGACTGAACAGAACAAGAGCAGTTGTTAAGATTGGAACAACATCTTGGAATGTACCATTCTCAATGATTGAAACAATATAACAAACAAAAGAAAGGAAATAAAATGTCAAGACTAAACATAAAAGAAGCATCTATTGAAGAGTTGGAAGAAGAGTGTGAGAATGTATTAGGCACACCTTACGGACACAATATCATAGGGTTAATATGTAATGTAGTTGATGAGAGATTTGGCGAAGAAGAAGCCAATAGATTCTTTGAAACATACCAAATGTAAATAATAATAATTGTGAGAGCCTTTTAAAATGGTGGAACAACAGCAAATAAATAAGACCTTGACGGAGGCACAATAAGACTGGCGGCGAAGCCGAGGGCTCTCACAAAATTAAATAAACAAAGAAAGGAAAACAAATGGGAAGATATTACCAAGGAGATATAGAAGGTAAGTTTTGGTTTGCTATCCAATCAAGCACAGATGCAAATTTTTTTGGAGGAGAACCATACGAACCTAACTATGTAAATTACCATTTTAGTAAAAAATATGATTTTGATAAAGTGGTGGAAGGTATCAATAAATGTGAAGATGTTTTGGGTAAAAACCTAAAAACTCTTGACAAGTTCTTTAGTGAGAACAATGGATATAATGAAGATATGATTGCAGAACAAACTGACATAAAAAAAGAAGACATACCAAGCTTACTAAAATGGTATGCCAGGCTTGAGTTAGGAACAAAGATTCGTGATTGTTTAATAGAACAAGATGAATGCAGTTTTGAAGCAGAATTATAATAAACAAAGAAAGGGAATAAAATGAAAACTTTAAAGATAAAAGAAGTTATAGCACTTTTAAAAAAGGTAGAAAAAGAACATGGAAATCTACCTTGTGTTGCATCATCAGATGATGAAGGTAATAATTATAACCAAGTTATATTTGCACCTACACCTATGAGATTTAAAGCTGATGAACACGGAAATTTAGAATGGGAATCAGATAAGAATCCTAATTATATATGCATTAATTAACATAAAAAGAAAGGAAGCGTATGAAGTGTAGAGGTTGTGGTACAACATTTAAAGAAGCACAAGAAATGTATTCAGACACAGATAATCGTAAATACTTTTTTGAAACAATGTATGGAGAACCTTGTTGTCAAGATGATGAATGTGTTTGGGATTATATTATGGAGCATGAACAATTAACGGAGGAATAATGAAAAGTGATGACAGACTAAAAGTTTATGATGATTGGGTAGATGCCTATCAATGTCTAATAGATATTAATGAACTTTTACCATACAACAAAGAAAGACAAGTTGCTCTAAATAATCTAGAAGAACAAGAAGATATTATATATAGGTGGTGGAGGACAGGAAAATGAAACAAAAGAATGAACATCTTATGAATAACATTCCTAACAATTTTATCACAAGGTGGCTGTTAAGAAAAGTTAATAATAAAATGAGAAATAGTAATAGCAGATATAGATTGCAAGCAAGATACAGAAAACCATTACCTGGATTTAAATATTCATCTCATGGAGATTTAGTTCCTAAAGTTTGGGAAGATACAAACTTGAAAAATGTGCCTACATACAAAAGAGCAAGAGCATTCTCAATCTATTTAAGAGTTAGGTAAACCCTGTAAGTACCAATAAAATAAGGTAGTTACGATTTTACTTGCATAGGTTATAATAAGTTATTATATTAGTAACATTAATTACAACAAATAAGAAAGGATAATAATGAGCAGAAGAAAGGAAAACCAAATGACAATGGAAGAAAGAATAGAGCAGTTAAGCAAGTGGGATTTAGAATTGATTCTTTTAACATTAATAGAAGTAGATAAACATATCAATGTAGGAACAAGAGTTAAAAGAGAGATTGTAAAAAGATATGAACAAGAGCTTTTAGGTACATGGGGATAAATATGTTTAACGAAAATAAAATAATTCTAGACTTGTGTGGAGGTACAGGTTCCTGGAGCAAACCTTACTCTGATAATGGCTATGATGTTAGAATTATCGACCCACAAGAATGGTTAGAAGATGATTATGGAACAGGAGATGTAAGGTTGTTTAAAAAACCTAAAGAAAAAATATATGGAATATTATCAGCTCCACCTTGCACTCATTTTAGTGGAAGTGGTGCCAGACATTGGGAGAAAAAAGGTAAAGAACCATTGTTGGAAGGGCTATCAGTAGTAGATGCTTGTTTAAGGATTATACTTATAACAAAACCAAAGTTTTGGGTATTAGAAAATCCAGTAGGCAGACTAAAGCATTACATAGGAGATTGTAAATGCACATTTCAACCTTATCAGTATGGAGATGCTTATAGTAAAAGAACTTGCTTATGGGGTGATTTTAATATGCCTAAACCTACAAAGATAGTAGAACCCGAAATGGTAGAGTTTACATCTAAAAAAGGTGAAATCAAAAGAATGAGTAAATATTACTTTGATGCTTTCAAGTTACCTAAAAATGAGAGAGCAAGATTAAGAAGTATGACATCACCTGGATTTGCACAAGCATTTTATGAAAACAATAAATAAGAAAGGGAATAAATGAGAATGGTAGGGAGCTTAGAAATACCGCCAAATTATACAATAGATGAATTGCGAGAGATTTGTTGGTATTACGGACAATTATACGAGAATTTAAGTACAACACAGGTAGCTATATTCGTAGACCAATATAAACACGAAATGAGGGAGATATGAGTTTAACATTTTATCCAGTAGAAGAAAAACCTAAACCAAAGAAACAAGATAAAGGATTGATATATCTTAAAGTAAGAATTGGTAAGGTTGATATAGTAAAATTAGATTTATTTAAGAAATAGTGTATAGGACTCGGAGAGAGGTTAAGAAATTAACCTTATTATGTTATAGTAACTGAAAACCTGTTATAAAACCTAATAACCCCTCATTGCGAGGTTAATAATGTAAAGTCACAGGCTATCTTACGAGATTTCATGGAAGGTTTAAATAACATAATATCCTATACATTAAATTTAAAAAATAATAATGAGAGTATAATTAAGATAGGGAGCCCAATATATCTTCGGAGAAATGGTATGCTACTAGTCGTCGAAAGTCTAACTGCAGTAATTCGAGTAGGTTATGCTCTCATTAAATTTAAAAAATAACAAAAGGAGAATAAAATGAATAGAGAGTTTTGCGAAAAAACAATAGAGTGTATAGAATCTTTAACTAAGAAAGTAGAACTACTGGAAGAAGCAAGTAGAATATCTGCTGATATGATGAAGGTTTTAAACAACGAAATAACTAAAATGAAAAATTAAATCATAGTTGCTAGGTACTATGATATGAGAGCCAATAACTGGTCCTGTAAGTCCCGAGAAGACACTCAGCGGGTTTCCTGCGACAACGAAGGCAAAGGAATATGTGAGGCTCTCAAAAGAGAGAGGCACAGGTATGGGTATGGTCCCTACTAACACATCTAGCGGACCTTGTCTCTCTTTTATTTTACAAAATTAAGCTCAAGAGATGAGAGCTGTATCCGTGAGGGCAGACGAGGTATTTCCTATTTCCTTTCGAGAGTGTACCTTTTTGAGTCTCTTGAGCATCATTATAAAGGAGAATAATAAAATGATATTTTGGATATTTTTAATAGTAATATTTTGGTTTATATTAGCTGAAATAATTGAACAATAAAAAAGGAGAAAAAATGGATTGGGTAGAAGAACATCAAAAAGAATGTAAAATTCTTGATTCTGATAAATGTAATGAATGTTTTCATATTAGCGAAAGACATTGGGCATTGACAGAAGCCAGGGAAGAAAAACAACAAAAAAAGAAGAAAGGTAAAAAATGAAGAAACCTAATTACACAGAAATGAAAGATATGTTGGCTCGCAGAGAAGCTGAGTCAATGTCTCAAAAAGAATT